GACTAAAGCAGGCAATTACCTAGCGAAAGGATTGGACGTTGAGTCGATCAAAGCTAAGAAAGCTCAGAAGAACACAGAAGTTGCAAAGATGCTCATGGATGGAAAGAACTTGGCTGAAATAAACGAACATGAACCTGGATATGTGATGATCAACAAACGCAAGTTGGAAGAATATGGTACGTGGGTTCGTACTCTTAAGGCTAGAAAAGATAAGAAAGAGTACCAACCACCCACGCTCGACGGTCTTAACACTGAGGATCTTCAGATCGCGAAGTGGATAACGGAGAACATTCGATCATCGCGCCAGTTCAAGCAACAGCAGTTGTTCATCAGTGGGGAGAGGAATCGTGGGAAGACTTCGTTGATAGAGTTCTTGGAGAGATCTCTATCTGTGTATCATATACCGCACACGGAAGACTTTTACGACGCATATGATGATGAGTACGATCTCGCAGTCTTGGACGAATTTAAGGGACAAAAGACCTTACAATGGATGAATGAATTTCTTCAGGGAAGCAGGATGACCCTAAGAAAGAAAGGATCTCAACATCTTAAAGTTAAGAATATGCCTGTCATTATTCTTAGCAACTATTCCCTGGGTGAGTGTTATCCCAAGGCTGCAATGGATGGAAGACTTACTACCTTAGAAGCTAGGCTTCTATGCGTTTCCGTTGACAAATTTATTAATGTCTATGGTTTAGCAAATCAAAACTTGATATAGAGATTTTATATACAAATAAAATTTATTCATTTTATGAATCGGTAAATCGAATTCGGGAGTAGAGCTCAAAGTCATTTGTAGCTACCTCGCCTATGACAATGGCGTAAACACCGCCAGTGGCAATGGAACCAATAGTGTTTGCAGTACCACTATTATTGACTTCTAGGTTTATCTTTTTGTAGAACTTTTCCATAGCTGGGCAAAACTCTCCTGCAGTTAATGCTCCTGCTGTCTGGTCGAATGCTCCAGTACTCCACCACTTATCGGACAGGATCTTAAATCTGTCTCGGTTATTTAAATTCATCGGAGATAGAACGTCAGCTGTTTGAAGAACGTCTGTTACTGCGGGAAGGGCAGCATTTGTCTGCGCGTCATAGACAATGAGTAGTCGGATTACTTGTCCAGGGGAATCAACAGTTCCCAACTTTACTATGAATCTGCACATGATGGATTTCATTAACATTTTTCTTCCAATTCTGTTGTTGTAATCTGTTCCTTGAGTTACACCGTTCAATAATTGAATAGCTCCAGCGGTAGTTGCTGTCCCTACGAAGTTACCGTCCACAAACTTTAGTTCATCTCTTCCTCTTCTTGTGAACACTCCGTAAAATCCTCCTGTTCGGAGAGGTGCCCTAGTACTTGTAGCCATTCTTGCTCTAAGGAGTTGACTCGCTTTTGCAACAGATCTACGTGCTGCTGCAGTTTTTCGAGATCCGGAGGTATATGTGACAGTCTTGATGGAAGATTTGACCATGCTGGATGTACTGATGCTTCTCGTTTAACTGGTGCTCTCTTCTTGGGTGTCTTAGGATAAGGTTTAGCAATATCGTCGGAGTTCATCTCTATTTAAACTGAGTTAGCACCAATAGCACGACTTTTAAGCGAATCACTTCCAATAGGAACAATTCGCGCTTTCGAAGAATATTTTCGTAGAAAAAAGTAACGGATACTTTGTGTTTCTATAAAGTACCGTGAGGGTGATTTCTTTTCTTTTATCTAATGGATGCTATCCCAGAAACTCTCAAATTCTCTAAAGTTCAAGACATTTCTGGTGCTTATCTTAATAACGTTTATGGGATTACTCTCTTGAACAACATTATTATAGGAGCTGACTACAATAATCGGATTGGTCGACAAATTGAAATGAAAGCAATGCGTTTACGTTTTCGTAGCCATCCCTTAGGGATAGTCTCAGAATATCATAATTTTCGTGTCCTTCTTGTTTATGACACTCAAACTAATGGTGGAACACCTGCTGCTGCAGATATATTTCAAAATACTGCTAGTATTCAATCAAATGAGAATTATTTAACTAGAAGAAGGTTTTTAATTTTTAAAGACTGGCAGTTTGCATCTCCTAGATATGATATTCAACTTCCTCCAGCTGTAGTTGGAAATTCATTTCAAGACTCTTCTTTCATCACTATTGATGAATATATACCTCTTAATTTGAAAACTATCTACTCTAGCTCTGCTGGTACTTCAGTTGTTACTGGAGGTTTATTTCTTGTTACATTTGCTACCACTGGCACTCTTACTGCTCCTACATTTACATTTACCAATCGATTATATTATGATGATAATTAAACTTTATTTCGCCACAAAACTCTTTTTCGCCACTACAACTCGGACCCGTGCCCGCGGGCTTTTGCCCAGGGCACTGTACAGCGTAAGCCATCGGATGTCCATACCAAATCGGATATTATCAAAAATGTGAGAGCTCCGTAGCGCTGAAAGCGCGAAGGTGCGGTTCACGTGCCTTCGCCACTTGTATACTGAGCGCCTTGGGAGCCTGCTGGGCTGGGTGCCCGTGCCCAGGGGGTCATGGGGGGCGGAACGCCCCACATATGTCACAAAATCCTTTGATTTTTGAGCCACTAAAAATAGAAATCAAAACTATTTTTCTAACGTAGGATATTAAAAATATCTAACATGATCAAGTAAATATCTAGCGAGGGGTACACGTATTCTGGTGAAACCAAAGGATAAAAGGAGTCACTCTGGGGCGTTTAATATTACTAACGCCCCTACGTGACAAGCGTGATACCCCACTCGCCTATGGAACCCAAAATCACCCCCCATACAAAGAACACATTCACCTCATTTCAACCGGAGCATGAGCCACTACATGCGACTCTACATCAGACAATGTATTCTGAGGGAGAAGAGTTCGATGCCCAAGGCCTCCTGTGCCTTGAGGGTCCTATCTCGGATGAGGACGAGACTCTGGAAAAGGGTACCTTGACAGAGAGGCCGAAGAAGATCCTAGGAAACAAGAAAAAGCCAAAGAAGACGTCAGGCTTCAGGCTTTATGGGAAGAATTATATTCTTACGTTCCCCCAGTGCAACCGCCCTAAAGAAGAAGCTGCCAACGCGGTAGAGGCTAAATGGCCAGATGGATTGAAGGGATATGTGATATGCGAAGAGAAACATCAAGATGGTACTCCGCATTTGCACGTATTCCTATCATTTGATGGAAGGAAACAATTTACCAAACCAGATTGCTTCGACTTTATAGGTGGCAAGCATGGTAATTACAAGGTAGCCAACAGTGTCAGAGGAAGTGTTGCCTATGTGACTAAAGCAGGCAATTACCTAGCGAAAGGATTGGACGTTGAGTCGATCAAGGCTAAGAAAGCTCAGAAGAACACAGAAGTTGCAAAGATGCTCATGGATGGAAAGAACTTGGCTGAGATAAACGAACATGAACCTGGATATGTGATGATCAATAAGAGAAAATTGGAAGAATATGGTACGTGGGTTCGTACTCTAAAGGCTAGAAAAGACAAGATAGAGTACCAACCACCCACGCTCGATGGTCTTAACACTGAGGATCTTCAGATCGCGAAGTGGATAACGGAGAACATCAGATCATCGCGCCAGTTCAAGCAACGGCAGTTGTTCATCAGTGGGGAGAGGAATCGTGGGAAGACTTCGTTGATAGAGTTCTTGGAGAGATCTCTATCTGTGTATCATATACCGCACACGGAAGACTTTTACGACGCATATGACGATGAGTATGACCTTGCAGTCTTGGACGAATTTAAGGGACAAAAGACCTTACAATGGATGAATGAATTTCTTCAGGGAAGCAGGATGACCCTGAGAAAGAAAGGATCTCAACATCTTAAAGTTAAGAATATGCCTGTCATTATTCTTAGTAACTACTCCCTGGGTGAGTGTTATCCCAAGGCTGCTATAGACGGAAGACTTACTACCTTAGAAGCTAGGCTTCTATGCGTTTCCGTAGACAAATTTATTAATGTCTATGGTTTAGCAAATCAAAACTTGATTTAAAGATTTTATATACAAATAAAATTTATTCATTTTATGAATCGGTATAGCGAACTCTACTATAGATATCCACTAAGTTACCTGCACCTGCTGCTATTATCAGGAGGAATACTCCTCCTGTAGTAATGGAACCAACGGTGGCTGCAGTACCACCATTTTGAACCTCTAGGTTAATTTTTTTATAGAACTTTTCCATTTGGGGACAAAAGTCCCCATTAGTTATAAGGGAGCCGGCTATCTGGAATGCCTCAAGGTTCCACCATTTATCAGAGATAATTTTGAAACGATCTCTATTATTTAGATTCATAGGAGATAGATAACTTGCTGTTTGTAAGACATCAGTTACTGCAGGAGCTGCAGCGTTTGTTTGTGCATCATAAAAAACACAGACTCTCACGATGTTTCCCAAGGAATTTGCAGCTGCTCCTGAACCGTATGCAATACCAGTTCTTAGCATTATAGATTTCATAATGAACTTCCTTCCAATTCTTTGATTGTAGTCTGTACCCTGTGCTACACCATTTATGAGTGTAACTGATCCCGCTGTAGTTCCAGCGAGACTGGTTACAGTGTCGATGAACTTTAATTCATCTCTTCCTCGTCTGTTATATACTCCGTAGAATCCTCTTGTTGCGAGAGGTGCTCGAGTAGGTTGACCCATTCTTGCTCTAAGGAGTTGAGCCGCTTTTGTAACTGATCTACGTGCTGCTGCAGTTTTTCGAGATCCGGAGGTATATGTGATAGTTTTGACGGAAGATTTGACCATGCTGGATGAACGGATGCTTCTCGTTTAACTGGTGCTCTCTTCTTAGGTGTCTTAGGATAAGGCTTAGGAATTTCGGTTGAGTTCTCCATATTTAAACTGAATTAGCACCAATAGCACGACTTTTAAGCGAATCACTTCCAATAGGAACAATTCGCGCTTTCGTAGAATATTTTCGTAG